TCTTCACCAACTTTAGCTCGCCATTGAGCAATCGATTCTCTACTTAAAACACCTAAGACTGTAGTAACAGAAGGGTAAGCATTACCACTGCTAGTGAGATAGCGCCGACCATCTGAATGTTCAACACGATCCAAGCTTTCGTATCCAAGATCAATTTTCTCATGAATAAACTCCATTTCATTCCCAACCCATAAATTCTTTTATTTCATCAGAATTATATTGTACCATAAATCCACCGGAAAGTAAACAAGATTTTCCCCCATTATACTCAAAAAATGCCCATTTTCCTTCAGGGTTTACAAGAAGTACCGAGTAAGAATCTTTATATTTACCCAGTTCTTTTGTAGGTGATCCACCTAAAAGACCTGTTAGTGGGTACATACCATCTTTTTCCCATTCAGGAATAAGTGCTTTCATGGATCCACAAATGACAGGTTTTTGGTACAATATTTGTGCGTGTACCGGTTGACATGCATAAAGCACAGTTGCGACTAATGCCGTTAGTAAAAGTTTCATTTTATTTCAATCCAATCATTTCTTTTGTCATGATGTAATCACGAACAATACCAGAACGAACAATGTCGTCCCATCCAAATTGTACGATAGAAAAATGTTTCATTCTCTCAATAATGTTGAGGAACTTCATTAAACCATCGCGCTCTCCGTCATATTTAAAATCTGACTGTAGATAGTCACCAGCAAAAATAATACGACAATTCTCACCAACTCGAGTCATAACAGAATCAAGTTCATGGAAGTTTAAGTTCTGCATCTCATCTACAATAATAATTGCACGGTCAAATGTTTTACCACGAATAAACGATGTAGTCTCAAACTGTAACTGATGTGATGACACCAGTTTATTATACGCTGTCTTATCTTCAAACAACTCTTCCGAGATTGATTTGTAAGGTGCTTCAAAGGCAGACGTTTTTTCTTCTAATTTACCTGGAAGATAACCAACTTCACGCACTGGCACTACTGAACGAATTAATATAATTTTGTCATAACTTGTTTCTTTAGCCAGTATAGATTCTAATGCAAGGTACATTGCTATAAAAGTCTTACCAGTGCCGGCTGATCCCATGAGTACAAGATTCTCACCTTCATCCCAGAGTTTAAATGTTTTCTCTTGGTTTGCAGTGATCGGATCAAATTCACAAAGATCTTCTATTTTAGCACGTGATGAGCTCATGTATATACCTAATCGTTAATAGTGCTTCCGGGATATTTCTTTTTAAGTGATTTCAAATGGCTTCTAAAATCAGTATCGGTTCTACTTAGTGTACTACCGGCCTGTGTAATAAAAGCATTTGGTTTCCATACACGTTCAGTGTCTGGCAATTCATCCAGAATTACTTCTAATTCTTCGAAGCTACAATTAACATCCCACTGATTGTTTGTTTTAAGATCTCGAAGGGTGTAAACGGGCATCGATTTCCTCTCTTAGTTCTACAACACGCTCACTCAGCACATGAATAGTGGTGTGTAGATGACCAGTGTCATGCGGTTCAAGACGAGATTTAAGAATAGCAATCTCTTCCTGTAAAATCATAATTCTGTCAAGATCATTATACATAATTAAACCACTCCGGTTTTTCACGCTTTGTCCATACCATTTTAAAGCGCTCTTGTTTCGTTTGATAGAATGCTTGATAAGCTTTTATAGGATCGCCAAGAGCAATACATTCTGGATTAGATTTCATAGCGAGTTTAAAAGGAGTCTGAGGAACATCAGGAATATTGTATGGTGGTTTCTTCAGAGCTTCGAGTAAAACGCTTTCGGTCTTATGTATTTTATTATATCTGTATGTATATTCTTTGCAAAGTGTCCAAAAATGCTGGTAATGCCATTCATAGTTTTTTACAGATTCCATTGTCCATATAGTGCAAGGATGAGCAAAGTGTACAGCTTTATAAAAGACATCTTCACGACTATCATTAAGTTTATAGTATTTAACCATAGTCTTACCAGACTTTGACGGCCGTTTTTCTACCGAACCATCAAGTATACGATGAGCGGTGGACAGCATTTGAGCGGATTCCACAACCATCTTAGGCACGTGTTTGTCACATTGCCACATAGCAGACACTGCTGGAGATTCATCAAGGATAAAAATATTCATAAAAAAAACCCCTGTTTAATGATATAGTATAATTATACCACTAAACAGAGGAAATGTAAACAATTAAATTACAGCTGCTAACCTTTCTTCTAGGAATGTTTTCTTTTCAAGAAGTTTTGAAACTCGATCAATTTGACCTTTCTTTGTTAGTTTTTTAATATAATTTTCTAATTCAGAAATGTCGTTTTTTAGTCTTTCGAGTTGAATTGCAGGCATTTATTGTCTCCAGTTAAAGATGATGACACTAGTCTTGCAGTAATCCAGGAAAAGCCTCCTCTACTACTGGTCGGCTAATGCCTTCAGGTTTAGTTTTGTTTATCATAGCAATAACGAGTTCTGCATCCTTAGGATGAATTCCCTCGATCAAACCGATGAAGATACTCTCGCGCTTTACTGGATGCAAGCGATTAGATTCGCGAAATCCTTTTACGAGGTATACAAAATTCTTATGTTCTTTGAGAAGATTAGTTGGTGCGTCTTCTTTTGCTGGTTTATACGGAGGTTCACCGCTCGGAAGATTCCACTCTACTGTAGAGTCAAACGTGCCACGTAAGATATCTTTCAATGCCCACGTTTCATTTTGTTTTAGAATCTTGATTTTCTGCTCTTTTGATCGAGCTTTTCTGACTTTTTCAAGTACTTCATATACTAGCATATCACCACCATGATTTTATTTATATCTTTAAATGTTTAGAATGTATCTTACATCCTATAAATTCATTATAATAATTATCGCTCAAGAGAACATCTTTTTCAAATTGTTCTTTTGCTTCAAAATAAGACATCTCACCTTTAGTTTCACAAAGACGAAGAATTACCCTTTTATATGCGTCTGATCCTGATTCTTCGACGAGTCTTTGTAATTCCACGTTTGATCCATAGTAGGATCTCCAGTCTGATTCAACTTTTGTTTTAACTCGTCGAGATCGTCTGCTATTTTTAGGAAGAGTTTTTGGACGCCAGAAATTTTTCTTTCCAATATACTTTTTCCCAGTTCGCAACTCGGTAATTTCATAAACAAATCCTTGATACTTTTCTGGTGTTTCATTAAATTCTTTGCCTTTATAATACCACATACGAGTATATATTACTCGTCTTCATCCCAATCTTCAAAAGCTGTTTCACGTTTAATGATTACTAGATCATCGCTTCCACAAAGTGGACAGAAAGTTGGAATATCTGAACCACATATTACTACCATTTCATCATCACATCCGTGACATTCGATTTGATACTCGTTCATTAACTTCTCCTAACCTAGTCTTTCATAAAGTTTTTCTTGGTATTTTGCGTGAATGTAAACTTTATCTTTAAGTGTGTTGATTAGAGTTTGCATTATGTGATCATGTTGTTTTTCATCTAAATTGTTTAATTTTTTTTCATGAAATTCTACATATAATTCATCAATCCAATCTAATATATTGTCATCAATCATTTCTTGTAAGACAGCATATTCTTCACCTTCAATGTCTAAATATAAAATAATTTCATCGTTTTTTGTAAAATTATTTTTTATCCATTTAGACAAATTTATAGATTTTACTTTTATTGGATCTTTTGTCAACATGAAAGTTGACTTATCTTCTCTAAACGTATGACTTTTAGAAGATCCGAGGTATAATTTTTTTTCTCCATCTACGTTAGATGCACCAGCCTGAAAAAGTGTTACTTTTGGATTAACTTCAAATTTTTGTTTTAAATATAAAAAATTATCAGGGTGTGGTTCAAAGGCAAATATTTCATAATTTTCATAATCATCACCGTATAATTTTTTGAAATTAAGAATGTTTTGACCTACATTTGCTCCAACATTTAAAAATATTCTTCTAAAAGTCAATTTCACACGCTCCGCCAACACATGCTGCAGAACCAATAGTATCAACGTCGGTGTACACCTTTGCAGTTAAACCGTCTTTCCAATCAACTGGCTTAAGATTTGTTTGAATTTTATTCCACTTATGAAGCAAATAAGAATCTTTAAGACAATGCTCAGCCATTTTCATGTCACCGTCAAGGTAGTTTTTTGCAAAGTTTTCGAATCGGCGATTCCAGTCAGCCCGTGCAAAGTTTTCTGCAGACTCAAGAGAAATATCGATACCATAACCCTGTGCAGTAGAACATGCATCCCAAAGGTTATTATATGCTTTGAGCGCATCAACTACTAGTCCGGAGGCAAAGATTGCTGCTTCATCATATTTTTTAACCATCTTTTTAGCATTAATAACTGCAGTGTTTGGAGCCTGGTTATAGTCTTTATCACCACTCATTGACAGAAATGAAATACCTG